AGACTCATCGCCTTTGGATTCAACTTTCTTATGGAAGTAATTGGAGAGCGTTTCCACGACCCTCAAACCGCTGAAGCCAACAAGGAAGGCCATAGCGAATTGAGCGGATTCAAGTTCAATACCAAGGAAGGTGATAGCGAGAGGGGTAAGGTAATTGGCAGACAAGGTTCCTGCGAGGATGGAGAAGAGTTGGGTGCGTAAGGATGCTCCCTTTTGCTTTCCTACGAGGACGAGGCTTCCGAGAAAGCCTCCTACGGACATCCCGACATTAATGCCGAGTTCCATCAATACCTGCTTGATATCCATTACAAGTAAGTGTTGAGGGTTGCGATGAATGCCGCTGCGGTTGTGCCAAGGGCCACAAGGTCGGCATTGGACACGAATATGGACTCGTCCAAAGTACCCGAAAGGTAAATCCGCACCTTTGTAATGCCATCGGTCGCATCAAGTTCCGTGGAGATAATGTCCCGATAATTAATGAAGTATTGCCTTCCGTCAGCGTATGTGAGCTGTAATTGCGTTGAGCCGAAGGTTCTTGCGGTTAAGGTAGGTAGTGCCATAGTGCGTCAAATTTATTAAAGAATGGGCGAATTATCGTTATGCGGTTAGCGTCTGAAGGTCACCATTTGAAAGGCGGTTGGGGTAGAGGGCAACGGTCCTACATTTTTGGTCAGGCCTGCCCGAATAGTAAGCGCCAGGCCCAAAAATCAAAGAACTTAATGCGCCACTAAAGGTAAATACAGTTGTATTAGTTGACCCCACTTGCGCCCCATTAATAAATAAAGCGGTATTACCTGATTTGTATGCAAAAGCAATTTTTACAAAGCCCGTCTTTACAACTGTATCATCAACAATTACCTCTGGCGTTCCACTTGCTATTACTACGCATCTATACACATTTGTGGTAATTTTCGTGATGTAGACTGAATTTGTATTGCTTTGATTTATACTAATTATGTCTTGCGCACCGCTTGCCAAAGACTCGCCTTCCCAATAAATCGTTCCCTCGGTCTGCCCAATCAACCCACCAATGCCGCCCTTGTTAACGACATCTGTGGCACGAGTGATGGCTTGGGTGGTGGTGTGGATGTAGGAGGTGGGGACGGAGCCTGTTTCAAGTTGCGGTAAGGACGCGAGGAATCCTTGTCCCGTTGATAAAGCCGAGGGCAAAATAGATAAGACATTCACGGTTGTTGCTCCCGAAATCGTCGCTCCCGTGGTTACTCGCACCGAAACGCGGAACCATCCATTGCCGTAATTTTCAACGCTACCCGTGCAGTTTGTGCTTGTTCCGAGAGTAACGCCAGTTGATGCAAGATTGATGACTTGATTCCAAGTAACATTTCCCCATTGAGCCGAGCTGCTTGCCTCTAAGCTTGTTGCAAAAGTATGGCCATCAAATTTGAAAAATCGGCTAACTGTATAAGCTGTATTTGCCGATAATGCGATTGCGCTAAATATTTGACTTGGATAGCGATTATTACCTGCTCCCTCGTTTTTGGTAGCTCTTGCGCTATTAATTCCAGTAGCAGGAGAATCCGTTACCGTTGTGTCATAAAGCACTCCTGTTACCGCGTTGTAACTTAATCCATTTGGAACTAAGTTGGTCGCAGCAGGCTCCACCAACAACGCAGGACATCCATTCACCGCTCCACCACGAGGATAATCCAACCTCGGCACGTTGTCATTTACGAGTTCAATAAAGCCATTGGCATTGATTCTCGTGGAGCGATTATTCGCAGGACTTGTCGCACGAGTCACCGTGAAATCGCCTGCCCCTGTTTCGGGGATTTGGCTGTAAAGAGTTCCCGCCTTTATGACATACGGGATGTTTAGGAGAGAAGGAGTGGACATATCTTAGGTTGTGAGGGCCTGGAGTTGAGCGTTGGTGAGCCTTGTGGGGTAGATGGCAACGGAGCGAATGCGAGCGTTCCAAAAGAAGGTAGATGTTGCGGTTGCCTCATTTTTACCGATGTTTATGTCGGTCAAAGATGCAGGGAAAGCCGCACTTGTTCCTGAAACAACGCCACCTCCATCTAAACTTGCAAACAAGGTGCCGCTTACTCCGCTTTGTTGATAAGCAAAGGCGACCTTATGATATCCTTCCGTTATCGGACTTGCCAATATTATTGAACCAGCCTCAACTTGGGCATATAAAATGTTGTTTAGTGTCCAAAGCATAATCCTGTCTGAAGACGTACCATTGCTTAAAGCAATCAACCGCTTTTCCGCTATGTTGGTCTTGTACTCAAACTCTGCATACATCGTGCCTTCAGTTTGACCAATCAACCCACTCACGCCCGTCTTGTTTACGACCTCTACGCCACGGGTTATGGCTTGGATGGTGGTGGGGATGTAGGAGGTTGCGACCGCCCCTAACTCATATTGGCTGCCAAAGATGTATATGCCCGAAGTCCCATCGCCTCCAAAGTCTGCGGTGCTTTGAGTTGATTGAATATTAACACGGACAATCTCGTTTGCGACTGAAACCGCTTTTGAAGCAATGCAACGATACCATCCATTTCCATAAGATTGAATTGAAGAAACAATACCTGAATCGGTTGCACTAACCACTCCTGTGGTAAGGTTAAAAACAGCACCCGTTCCACCTATCCGAAGCCTTGCAAACCCATATCCTGCGGCTTTAAGAAAAATGGAAAAAGTATAACTTCCAGCCGCAGAAGCCGTTGTTTGTTCAATTCTGTGTTGGGTAACCGAGGTATTTGCAACAATCAAGTCAGCAACATTTGTGCCGTATGGGTCAAGGGTTGCGCTTGTATTCAAGACGCTTCCGCTTCCAAATGCAAGCAAAGCAACAGAACTCCAAGTGGTCCCGAAATTCTCGCTCTGTAATGCCAAGTTCTGCGCACTCGGCTCAACGAGTAACGCAGGGCATCCGTTAGCAATGCCTCCCAAAGGGTAATCAAGACGAGGGACATTATCGGCAACGGTTTCAATGAAGCCCGAAGCATTAACCCTTGTCGCAAGGTTGGCCGTTGGAGTGGTGGTACGGCTTACAACAAAGTCCCCCAAACCGCTATCGGGGATTTGGCTATACAACTTACTCCCCTTGAAGCGGTAAGGGATATTCAATAAAGATGGATTGGACATCGTTAATTCGGATTTAAGGCTGAAAACCTCGTGAGCAAACAATTATAGGCCGATGCCTCCTTCACGGTGGCACTATCGTTGTCGCACCGCTGATTGAAGTACCAGAAGTCTGCATAATCCTCCGTGGCCGTAGGGACCAAGGGAGGGTTCAATTCGTATCGGAAATACCGACCGCAAGTGCTTGCGAGTTCGGGGGTCAACGCAGAATTGGCCTTAGCACGAGCGAGGAAATTCCCCCATATCTCAAACCAAAAGAGCTGATTCACCATCACGCCCTGCAACGATGCCAGGAACGCACTAATGCTGCTCCCAATGGCAACGAGTTCGGATTCAGATACCGACAACACATTGTCAAGCGTGCCGTGCAAATAGATGTAAACCTTGGGGTCTAAAGTCGTGGGGTCGTACTCAAAGGATATCAAATGGGCATAGGGGACATAATAGACCTCCGAACCACTATAATTCAAGGTCAAGAGCCTCTGCCCGAACGAAAACGATGTGAGCCGTGCTAATGCCATATCAACCTATTTTTTCAACAATCACAATAATCTTCTCCAAAGTTACGGCACTTGAAGCCGTTGCGTTTTTAACGAAAATATCCAAAAACCCCGAAGAGGCAACGCTTACCAAACATTGCGTGCCAACGCCGCCATCCTTCCCTCCAGACCCCAATATGAGGGATTGGTCTGTCTTTGCTAAAACAGAGTTGTTCAATCCAATCGCTATATGAATGTCATCATTGTTTTGCCCCGATATAGAGGCGAACACCTGAACACGAAAGGTTGCCGTTGCCCCCGTGTAGGTGACCCTTCCCTGCGAGTTAACCGCAAGTCCATTCGCAGAAGTAACCCCTGCGGCAGCAGAGCTTATCGTGAACTTTTGAAAGACATTCTGTTGCGATATGTTGGTAGCCTCTCCGGTAATTTGGAACCACTCAATGAAGCAAGGGGCAAAAGCAGAGGAATAACGAGCATCCAACTGAGAGATGCTTATGTGCTTTGCTTCCGGCAAAGAGGTATCGTCAACCGCTAACTTGAGCGTGCTGGTAATGGATGCTTGGGCATCTAAGTCCCTGATTCTTTTGCGTGCCATATCAATAGGTTAAAACATTATCGCCATCGTAAGAAAAATCATTCTGGGCATCAACGGCCAGAGTGTTGTAATCGCAAGGCTCCTCGTCATTCAAACAAGAAGCATCGCCAATCACCTCCACCTCCAAGTCCAAGGCAATCATATACAAAGCCGTGTCCCACACAACCTTCGCCCCCTCAAACTCGGTGTCAAGGTTCTCCTTGATGGAGTAATTGGCCGTAATGGAGGTGACATCAATGCTCACCGCACCGACAGTCGTGGCCAAAGCCTCGTACATACCGCTAATCTTGCTCTGAACGAGCGATGCGACCTCGTAAGGACGCTTGCCCTTACGCTTGCCGATAATCACCAAGGTCAACGGATAAACGATGCGGAGCAAGTCTTGGCATCCAATAAAGTTGTTCTCGTCCGTAACCTCTGCACGCTCCTTTCCATTGTAACGGA